CTGCGCCGACAGTTGTGTTTTGCTTATCTATTCCAGGTAAAAATTTAACTCGTGTAAGAGGCATAATTCATCCTCCTATGCTGTGTTTGTCTTGAAAGCCCAGCCACGAGTTGTATCAACATATACTAAAGTTATAGCTTGACCATTTGTTGATAAAACTAAGTTACTTCCAGTTCCGTTTATATTGTGACCGTTTCTGTTTACAGTTAAATTATTAGATCCAAAAGTCCCTCTAGCATCCACTATCACTATCTCATCGCCCGTTGCAGCTGAAGTAGGTAGTGTAATTGTAATTCCTGCTGTTGTTGTGTTTGTTAAAAGTTGATCACCAGCCACCGCTATGTAAGTTGTTACTGATGCTGAATTTATAGTTCCGAAACCTTTTGATAATAATCCTAGTTTCATATTTGTGCCATCTGATACAACTGCAACAGTTGCATTTATTGGGATAGGCACACTTGTTCCACTGGCTGTTTTAACGGACAAAGAGAAGAATGTAGCACCACTACCTCTTGTTGTAGAGTCTTTTACAATAATAGATCTCTCTGCACCGCTAGGCATGATTAAAGATCTGTCACCAGTTAAAGTCCCAGTTAATTCGTAAAAAGCATTTTTACCATCAGAGGTTGCACCATTAGTTAAAGTAAGTGTAACATCTCCAGATGCCATGGATTGACTTAAATATCCTGTAGCTGATTGTTCTAATATTTGTAAATTTGTATTTGTTATCGTGCCCCATAAACCAGCTTTTTCACCAGTTGCTATGAGTTCTAGTTTTGTATCTGTAGAAAAACTTGATGCCATATTAA